CAACAAAATCATCGGTAGGTAGAACCAGATGGCCATAACCAACTGTAGCGAAACCCAGGCTATCGGAGTACACAGTATCCCTATACCCTTCGTGTTCCTTAATTCGTTGTTTAACTTTTTCCATGTTTCATTTACCTTCTGGATCAAAATTAAGAATTTTGACACCTAATCTTTTTTGTTCGCCAGTTTTACTTCGGCCAATCTTGTAACCATTCTTGCGATAGTTTTGAGTTTTAACATCATAAGCCGTGTACTCCCCAGTTTTTATGTTGAGAACTAATATGTCTACTGGCCCCGCACCTATTGGGGTAAAGACTATTAAGTTAGGATCCTTTGCAAATTGAGCAGCAGCTAATAGTTCGTTTGATAAACCTTTAGCAGCAGTAATTCTATTTCGTAAAGTAGTAGAGGATTGAGCCAAGTAAACCGCCTATAAATATTATGATTGCAGCAGCTCCTTTACCTCTATTCATGTCAGCTTTTAATGATTTAATATCTTTTCCCATTTCATCGATTGCTTTAAACAAAGTTTTCATTCGTTCAGCACAAACTTTTTCGTGATAAGATATTCTTATTCCATTATGATCTTGAACATTTGAGTTTAGGTTATTCTTTTTTGTCATTCATATAACCCTTAATTTTATTTGGGATTAGCGTCTTTGACAGCTTTAATAGCTTTAAACCATTCTCCAGTTTTATCGCCTTTGTCAGCAGCCATGTCATGGTAAAGTAAATCTAACTGTTCTTTTATTTCTGCATAAGCAACAGCTCTATCTCTTTCATATTGTTTTGCATTATAAGCAGTTTGAAGTTCTGATTGTTTAGCTTGAATGTCTGATTTAGAAATTACGGCTGTTCCAGTTTCCCAAGTTATTTGTTCATAATCTTCTGCATTAACTGAAAATACTGCGTCTGGATTAATTGCTAAAATTGCTTTTGATATATCTGCCATACTATGCTCCTATCTCTATTGCGATTATATTTGATGAACTTGTTGGTGCATCAGTATTATTTCCATAACTATGATCTCTATTTAAATACATAGTTTTACTAGATCCAGAAGTATGTGACATTTTATGAGAATAAACTACTTCAGAAGTTGTATTGGGAGAATCTACATGAACCATACCAATAGCTTTAGCATAACTGGTTTCTGCAATATATGACATACCAGTTGCTGCTCTAAATCTAGTTTGATTAGCATCTCCTAAATTTATTTGTGTAGTATCTCTAAAAAGGTAAAGACCAATAGCACCTGTGGCACTCATGCAATAAGTACCAGTGCTTAATATTAAAATTTTTGAATTACTAGCACTTGGAGTTATAGCTACTGTAAAACCAGAAATAGTAGAACTTAAAGTAGAATCATTTGCAACAGCTACACTAAATGTATCTGTTTTATTAGTTGAAACAACTTGCAATATTTTTCCACCACCACCAGCTGCTACCCAAGCAATATCTGTTCCGTCAGATGTTAATACTGTATCAGCACTACCTTTTGTTAAAATTGCTGTAGCAGCACTAGCATTACCATAAATAAGACTACCTCTACTTAATGCATCAAGAGTATCTAATTCTGCTGCGGTAGCGTCTATTGCTGCAAGTTTAGTTAAATCTGCTTGAACTAATCCACTAACACCATCTAATAAATTTAATTCTGTTGCAGTTGAAGTAACTGCCACGTTTTCATTTATTTTTGGTGATGTTAAAGTTTTGTTTGTAAGTGTTTGTGTTCCAGCTAAAGATACATCACCAGTTGGCCCCGTAGATCCAGTAGAACCAGTTGCTCCAGTGTCGCCTTTTAATCCAGTTCTAGTAAAGTGTACTGATAATTCATCAGCTGCACTAAAAGTATTATTAGATGCAAGATGAACAACTGTAATTTTATTATAACCAGAAGCATCTGTAACAGCAGCGGTAACTTTAAATCTAGCGTATGTTGAAGGATCATTAATATCTACAATGTGTAAAAAACCTTTAATGGTACTTGTGCTTGATCCCCAGGTTTCCGTATCTGCTTGTGTTGCTCCACCATTAGCATCGGCATCGTCAATATATATTTCTGTTACATCTGCGTAAGTACCATTATCAAATCTTAATATTCCAGCTCCAGGATCTCCGTCTGTAGTTGAGGTTGCAAATTTATATAAATAACCAGGTATAGCTCCATCTTCTCCACTAGCTACAAAACTTACAAATACTTTATCATTGTTAGCTAAAGACCCAGCACCATCAATATAAGTTAAAGGAATTTTTGTATAACCAGAGGCATCTGTAATAGCAGCGTTTACTTTAAAGACGTGCCAAGTATCTAATGTATTTGCTTTTGAAACTCTAATTCTTCCTCTGTTTGTAGCGTTACCAGTAACATCGTCAAATGATTGTACCCAAGCTATAACATCTGTGCCATTAGCCTCTAAATCATCAACGTAAGCAATAGTAGCAGATGAAATAGTTGAGTTATTAAACCTTATAAATCCACTTCCTGGATCAGCATCAGTTGTTGTTGTTGAATAAGTAAATTGTGCGCTATCTCCTCCAGCGGGTAAGAAATCAGCAACAGTAGTTAAATTTCCAGAACTATCAAATCCTAATGTTTTTGATGCTCTAGCGGTAGCATTAGCTGTAAACTCAGACGAGGTAATAGTATTACTTCTTGAAACTTTAAATGATCTATCTGCTTGTTCTTGTAATTCTTGAGTTTGCATTTGAAGTTTATCTAAAGCATCTTCATGCGTTTCAGCTGGAAAAGGATCATTTGCTACATAATCTGTTTCTTGTGTCAGATCAGTATTACGTCTTAAAATTAAAGTTACACCACTTACTGGTGCAGTAACCATAGTGACAATTCCACCCGCAGAACCATTATCAGCTATCCCATAATTAGTAGATCCAGTACCTTCAGCTTTAATAGTTTCTGTTCCAGTAGCAGATCTTTCAATTACTGAAATTTCAGATGTAGTATTAATTGGAAAAGTGTATGTAAATGCAACAGTAGATCCGTCTCCAGAAAAACTGTTTTTAATAGTAGTCGTGCTTATAGTCATAATTTTTATACTTTTGGGTTGTGAGAAAGTGATTTTGTAGGCATGAAACTCCTACACTATGTTTCTCTTTATTTAAAAAAGACTTTATTGTCTATGCTTAATTTGGTTTAATTTCGCCTGGAGACCACCAATATTCTTGTCCAGTACGGCTTCTTAGTTTATTAATATTTCTTCTATTATCTGCCTCAAAATTTGGGTTTAATAGTTTTTCTAAACTATCAAATATCATTCTTTCAATAACTAGCCGTGTGTACCATAAGTTAGATCCTGGCGTGTATCTTTGAATAAATGCTGCAAGTTCTTTGCCAGCATTAGTTTTTTCTCCACTTAAAAGCTCCAAAGTATTACCTACTGTCAATCTAACTGCATCATCTAAAAAATTTACTCCTGGCCCAGTAAGAGTTTTAGACATAGATCCACCATATCTATTTTGATCTGAAAATAAAAAATCTCCAAATATTCCTAACCCACCACCATAAATAGCAGCATTTAACCAATACCTAACTCCCATTTCGGATATTGGAGTTGGTTTTTTACCAGCTGCAACTTGTTTAATTTCATAAGCAAAAGCTCCCATTACAGTTCCACCTAAAATCATTGGTATTAAATATTTAGCTTTTCCCATCAAACCTTGTTGTTGAAAACCTCTGGCTAAATGTGTCATACCTAATGTAATTGCAAAGTTTTTATACATTAACATTGAGTTCACTATTTCTCCTTTTAATGTTCCTGGTTTAGCATTACCAGATAAAGTAATTCTTCCTTTTGCAGATGCGGTAGGTACAGCAAAGTTTGTTTCATTTTTTAGCCAAGTTTGTAATCTTGTCGTTAAAAATTCTCTTGTAGCATTGTCTAAATCAGCTCTAGCATGAATATCGTCTGGTCTTAAAAAATACATCCCCTTACCAGCCATAGATGGATCATCTATACCAGCATCATATAATTTTGTTTTTCTAATAATATCCCATTCTTTTTCGTCAATACCATATTTCTTAAATTGTTTTTGTAAATTTGGTTCTAATTTATTAAATGATTTAGAAACATTATCTGCAAGCTCTCCTTGAGCCATCATTCCAAACGCCCATTTATTAGCTTGTGTAGAATGAGATAATCCAGACCCTCTTAAAACTGCATCTGAAACTCTTTTAGACCACATAGGAGCATCTATATCATTTAAGTATCTTGCTTGAACCGCAGATACAGCACTCCACATTTCAGCTCCTAAACCAAGTCTAACTGCTAACCTTGCTAATTTTTTATCTTTTCTTATTCCCTCTGCTAATTGTTTAACAGCTATTACATTAGCTTTACTTGCTGGTAATCCATTAAATTTTGCTGTTTGTCTCATCCAATGTTGATCGGTAATTGTCATAATAGCAGCTCCGCCTAATTGTGCGGAAGTTAGAATTTGTCTTAAACTCGCAAAAGTATTACCAAAAAATCCGTCTATTGGTTTGCTTAAATTACCTTTATGATAAGCTAATAAATTTTCGCCATTATCTAAAATTGCATTAGTTCTATCTGTTTCATTTCTATAAATTTTAACTTGATCTTTTTTTACACCTTTTAATTTACTGTCTTTAAAAAGAGTTTTTTTTCTTTTAAATAATCCTTTAGCCTCATTGGCTGCATCTATAGCTGTTTGTTTTTTAATCATTCCAGTAGCCCAAGTGTGAGTAGCGTCTGGATTTGGCCCAAGAATTTTTAAAATAGCAATATCCCTAGACATACTGTTGATGTGATCTAATATTGTTTTATAAGGATCTGGATTACCAAACCTAGCTTGATATTCCATCCAATCATCTGCATTTTTAAACGCTAAAAATCTATGATCTAATCTTCTATTCCGCATAGCTTTACCATATCTATTAACACCAGGTTTAAAAGTTGCCATTCCCTCTGTTGCAATACTTTCGTACACTTCATCTAAAGCCTCACGAATAGTTTTATCATTAAATGGTAAACCAGATCTTTCATCAACCATTTTATCTAAATCTAATTTAGGTAAAACAAAATCAATCCAATCTAATTTAGCAACAGATCTAACAGATAAACTATCGTGGTTTTGTGGTAATCCCCAATTTTTTCTTGTTTTAATTTTCATACCAAAATAATTAGCTCTTTTCATTAGATGCTCAAACACCTTAGATGCTGCCTCTGATAATTCTTGAGCATTTACATTTCCAGTTTTTTCCCCCATCATTTCTTTAACCATTATTTTTTTATTAGCTTTTTGTTTTCTGGATTGTGTGCCTCCCCATCCATATCTAAATTGATCCATAAGATTAGACATTAATCCGTGAGCTTTATCTGCTTCAATTTGTGTTTGATTTTCAATGTTAGGTTTATAAGACCAGTTATCTTGTGCTAGATAAGCTCTATAAGCATTAGCCATATCTATTTCGCCATTTTCATTTTTGTAAGTAGCAAAGTCATTTTCTATCTCATTCATTTTGGCTTTCATCTGCAAAGTATATCTTAACTTCTCTGCTTGCTCTATTTTAGCAGCATTATAAACTTCTGTTGCAGCTTTTTTTTCTGCTTCTGGTTTGCTTAAATTTTTTTTGTATTGATAAAAATCTGTAATTTCATCTAAATTTTTATTTAATTTTTCTGCTTGGCTTTCTGAAATTAAACCTTCCTTAACACCATTAATAATACATTTTTTAAAATTACTCATATACAATTCTCCAATCTTTTAAGCATTGTTAATGTTTTTGCATCTTGTTCCAATGCCTCTCTGTGAGTTTCTGTTAAAGCAATTTTTTCTCCATTTTCATCTAATCTTGTTCCAACAACAAATGGAAAATCAATATCGTTAGTAGGATTTAATCTTGAAAATTCTTTATCTTTTATGTCAAAATATTTATTTTTTATTTTAGCCTCTGCTACCTTTTGCTCTTGCACTAATTTAATCATTTCTGGAACTGTATATTGATCTTTTTGATATTTATTTTTTCTATACAAAACATGATTTATATCTATTAATGGATCTAATTCTTTTAAAGAGATTTGTATTTCAAAAGAAAAACCATCTTTTGTTAATGCTTGTAAATGTATTCTTCTATATTCTGTATTGTGAGTTAAAGTTCTTCCAACATCATCTAAAAAATCATCTTTCATTATAAGTTTAAATTTTTTATTTAATTCATCAAAAACTAATTTTGCTTGAGCTATGGTGTCTAGGCTAATTCTAGTACCTAAAAAATCAGAAGAATTTTGAGGTGTCATGTTGGGATCACTTGTTAATTTTTCTTTTAAACTAGCTTTATCTTTAATTCTTGCCTTTAACTCGCCATTATATTTTGTTGCTATGGGTTGTAATTCTTCTTTAACAGCATTAATTTTTTTTGATAATGTGTTGTATATCTCATTGAAATCGTCTGTTTTATGATATAATGGTTTACCTATGGAACTGAAATCGCCAACAACTTTATTTGTTTCTCCACGAGTAAGTAGTGGAGGTTTACTTTGTGCAGTTGCAAGAACTGTGGATGACGTAGCTGTATCTGTTCGTTGGGATTTTGAAACTAAATCTTGGGTTTTTGCTAAAGGTTTACCAGTAGGTACTGTCTTTGCAGCAGCTCCAGCTCCAGCCTCACTTCTTATGGCTAATAATGTTCCTTCATCAAACATGGATCCTTCTACTAACGAGGCTTGATTTCTATAAGTTGCCTCTGTAGGTACATCAAAATCTTTAACATAATTAATATCTTCAGCTAAAGTAGTTTCGTTTTTATTAAAACCAGCTTTATTAATACCAGGAGAGTTAGTTTCTGTTGATAATTTATTAATACTAAAATCAAGAGAGTTTAAATCTTGTATTGTATCAGCATAAATTCCTTGATTTGTAACACCCTCTTTTTCTAAAAAACTTTTTTTTTCTACTAATTTTTTTCTTGTGTCAAAAATTTCTTGCGCAGATAATTTAGATAGTGGTTTTCCTTGAATACCAGCACCTAAACCAGCAGTTCGAATAACATAATTTGGATTTCTAATATTTTGATATGCACCAGATGTCGGATCCAAGCTAATTATTTTTTCAGAACCATCACTTAAACTAACTTTAATAGAGTTTCCAGATTTACTTACTTTAATAATTGGAACATTTACAATATTACCTTTGGCATCAAAAATATCAATCAGCTCTCCAGGTTTAACATTTATTGGTGGTTGAAGATTATCTAAATCAATAGGATTTTTAGGGGGTGGTAAATCTAAATTTGTGCTGTCATTAACAGATTTAATTGCGGTATTTAATCTTTCTCTGTGTTCAGTTCTGCCTACAGCATTATCTGGAAAAGGATTATCTTTTTCTTGAATTTTAAAATCATCTAAATCTGTATTTTTATATTTAGGATTAAGATCCCCAATTTCTTTTCCAACTTTGTTTAAATCTTTATCTGATAATTTAAAAAGATGTTTTTTACCAACATCTACACCTTTACCAAAGGCTTTAAATACTCCCATAAGAGCTGGAGATAAAACTGCTGATGCACCAGCTACCATAAAAACATTTTTTATACCAGTTTCTAAACCCGCATCTTCAAAGCCTAATTCTTTTCTATAAGGTTGAGATTTTAATTGGATCATTGCTTCCGAAACACCGCCAATAATTGCTTCATACCTAGCAACTTTCCAAGCCCCTTTAGCAAATGTTGCTGGTATGGAATAACCAAAAGATGCTACTACACCTAATTGCATCATAGGATCTTGAAAAGATTTGGCCACCATACCACCAAAACCTCCAATAATTTTTCCAGAAGTTGTGGCTCTTTCGTTTACTGAACTATATTCTTTTTGCGCATCTAATGCTTTTTTAGAAATAGTATTTAACATATTCTCTTGACTATCAAAACCAGCTTCAAATAATTTAGAACTTAATTCTTCATTATTTTTTTTAGCTTCTTTAACGTGCTGCCAAAAATCTGCTTCTAATTCTGGTAGTAATTTTATATTTTCAAGGTTTTCTCCAGTTGACCAATTAAATTGTTGATCTATTGGATTAACAAAATTAGAATTTCCACTTTCATGCAACATCTGAACTATATTTCCGTATTCTTCTGTTTTGTTATTTAATTCAGATTGTGTCATTTCAGCCATTCCAAAGGATTTAGTAACCGCCTTCCAGTTTTCAGATATGCCAGTTCTAGCTCCTTTAGACCAACTCTCGTTTGTTGGTGGAGTTAGAGCTTTATCTTCATCAAAAAAAATACTCATTAATCTAATCCCGTTTCAATTTCGGCTCTAATATTATTAATGTTAATAATAAAATAAAGTTCCTTGTTTGGAGTGCTATCACTACTCATTAAATATTCTGGTTCGCCATTTGGATCAGTAGGATCTTCTCCCATAGCAATTCTATATTTACCATTTCCTACACTTACAAAGTATGGATCTTTTTCTTTAAAAATTTCTTTTAAACTAATTTCTTCTCCAGCTTTTGAACCATCCCCTATAATGGCATTCTTTCCATTAGAAGATGCTTTTAACCATAAGTTTTCATCTGCTTCTAATCTTTTAACAACATTAGAAAAAGAACCATTTTCTAGCCATGTTGAAATATGAACTTGGTTTCCTCTAGTGTCATTATCAAAACCTCCTTTTGTACCAACAAACATATTTGTTCCAAAAGCTCCTACATCATTTGTTAAACCACCAGAAGCCATAATGAATGCTTTTTCCCAATTATTAGCATCAAAGTCATTTGTAGTTTTTCCGCTATCTCTTAATTGTGCCATGTAAATATAATTAGCTGCTTCAATAATATTATTAAAAGTATCTTCGTTATGTAAAAATGTTTTTTGATATTTTGCAACTTTTGATAAATAACCAGTATCGGAAGTTTTTATTTTATAAATATTTTTTAATTCTTCGTTTTTAGAAATAAGAAAACCTTCAGCTACAAGATCTGCATTAGCACCTGGATTTCCATCATTCATTAAAGTTAATCCACCAATGGTAGATAAAACAGTATTATCTTTTGTTATCTGTTTGAATGCTATATCGCTATCAGTTCCAAATCCTTTAACAAAAATTGAAGAAATATGGATAATTTCATCTTTAGTATCTGCCGCATTAAAAGCATCTTTTATTTGCTTTTGTTCAGTGTTAGTAAAAAATTGAATTTGATGATTATAAAATGATGAAGCTGTTTTAGCTATTGCTATTCTTTCATCAATAGATCCTACAAAATCTTCAATTTTTCCACCTGGAGATAACATTTTTTGAAAACCTATTTCATTAAGAGTAATTATTCCCTTATCGTGAGCAGTTGCTAATATATCTTTATTTAAATCAGTTGTAAGTTGACCAAGATATTTTTTAGTAATTTCTAAATTGTTAGCAATATCTAATTCCATTCCTTCGCCTTTTCTGGCTTGTTTATTTTTATATTCAACTAAAATATTTTTTCTATTTTCTATTTCACTTTTAGACATTTGAGATAGCTGTTGATAAATTGGGTAATCTTTTTTAATTTGTTCTATTTTAAGTAATGATTTATTATCTCCAATACTATTAGCAATTTGTTCCATGTTAGCAAATTCTTCTGTATTAATAGTAAAACCCATTTCCATATTTTCTTGAATTTGGTTTATGTTTTTAACATTTTTTAAATTTGTTGAAGATTTTTCTGAATTAAAATGATTTTCTAATTTTAATAAATCTTGCGCAGTAATTCTTTTATCTTTTTCTGCTGCGGCTAACACTTCATCTTTTTGTGTAAATGGCATTCTTTTATAACCAGTAAATGCTATTTCATTGTTAGTTTGTTTAACTACTTTTTCTAAAGTATTACCAAATATATCTGCTGCTTTTTTACTCCCAAAAAAATCTGATAATTCTTTTGATGCTATATTACTTTCTAATGATGTACCAAATATTTGAGATTTTTTTAAAATTTCTATTTGATCTAACGCATTTACTCTACGAGTATTAATCATATTAGTTGTTGATGCTATTTTAATTGCATTAACATCTTTAAGATTTTGTTTAGTCATAAATGACTTAAATTTTCTTTGAGCTAACTTGCCAGATAAAGATCCATTTACATTGTCAAATATATTTTGCCACTCATCATTATATAATTTACCAGCGGCATCTGGATCTTTCATTTGTGATGCGTTTATTGTAGTTTCAGATAAACCAGTATAGTTTTCTCCACCATTCATAACTTCTTTAGATTTTTCTAAAATTTCATTATCTGTTTTTATATCCTGGTGTTTAGCGTAAAGAAGTTCGCCAGATCTAACCATACCCTTCCAGGCGTTACCAATAGATGCGGCTTCAGACATACTAACTCTATTTCTATTCATAACATTAGAGCTTTCAGTAGTTGGTGTTAATTGTGATTTGTATAATTTAATTGCCATTATTGCATTCCTTGTACTGTTGATGCTGTGTTTAATAAGCTATTACCCGCTGCGTAATACGATGCTTTCTTCGCAACCTTACCACGCCATCGTGATAGATCTGCTTCCGCTTGCATCATAATGCTCTCGTTAATAGCTGTGTCTCTAGCGTTTTCTGCATTATATTGCATGATGTCTCTATCCGTTTCTAGTTCTAATGCGTTTTGGTAAAGAGCTTCATTAGCAGTACCCGTTAAAGTAACGCCACTTTTTAAATATGAAACTCTTGTTGTGCCTTGAATTTCTTCTACAGTTTTATCAAATTTAGGAAGGTTATAGTCATTATGAACAGACATAATTCTATTAGCTTCAGCAAGTTTTGCTTTCTTATTTGTTTCAATAATTTTTGCGTTATAGTTGGCTGCTTCTTGTGCCGCTTTACCCGCAAATAAATCTCCAAAAAAACTCATTTTACAATCCTCGCATATCTGTAATAATCTGAACCATCTGCTCCATAACCTTTCATTAAACCTTCCTCTTTTAAACCTAACCATTTAGCAAAACGAATAGCTAAATCGCAATCAGCTTTGACACTTGTTTGTAATCTTTTAATTAAATTATTTGCAATCATCATGTCGGTTCTTTGTTTCATAACTCTTGCAAATGTTATTGGATACTTATTTATTTCTTCTGTCGCTAATACCCACCCTTCAGCAACGCCATCCCAGAGTGGAAATACTCCACCAGCCGCAATGGGTTTATTATTAACAATACCCGTAAACGACATACCAACTTCTTTTAAAAAATAAGCGTATTTTTTATGTTCTGGTTTTAATTCTAAAAGTTTAGAATTTAATGGTTGATCCAAAATAAATTGTGCGTGTTCGTTTTCAAAAGGAATGATTGTAACTTTAGACACTTTCTGTCTCCAATCTTGGGTATATTCCTAGTATTGTCATAGGTAATGCTTGGGGTTGTTGAATATAAACTAATCCTTCTGTGCCATAACCCGTATCAAATTCTATTGATTTATCTCCAGTAAATAAAGGTATAGGCAAGTTCATTGCAGAGCCACTAGCTCTGAAATCTATTGCTGTTAATGTTGCAGCGTTTGGCCCCACACTAGCTCCAACTGTATTTTCAAATCTAACTGATAAGTCATAAATACGAGTTGTTTTAGTTTGAGTAGTTTCTGTATAACCTTCATCTAATCTCATTGTTTGTAGATCAGAAGAATAGAGTAAACCAACTTTAGCTTGTTCTGTTGCAACACTTAATGTGATAGCTCCACCTGAAACTGTTTTAGCAGTTTGTGTTGAGCCTTCGCCAATAATATCTACAACTTCGCCTTCTAAATGATCTAATCCAGTTAGAGTTGTTGTGTCTCCACCAACATAACTTAATCCACTATCCAGGTAATGAAACGCAGTTAAATCTTCGTTAAAATCAAATGGAGTAAAGTATTCAACATAACGTCTAACAGCTCCATTAATAAATCTTTCAACAATAACCCACACTTGATCTTCATCATCATCGCCATCAATTACAGCAACACTTTCAACTTTAGCATGAGTTAAAATATTATCTGTTTGCTCACTTGTATGAGCTGAAGTTATATCAACTACAGTTGTTAAAGTTTTATTGGAATAAAGTTTAAATTGGTTGTTGTCTATTTTTTCAATAAAATATTTTGTATTTTCAGCTAAACCACCAATAGTAGTTCCAGTATTATCATAATAAAAAATATCGCCAGTAGTAAAACCATGAGCTACTGAATAAATAAAATTAGAAGATATGTTTACACCTTGGTAAATATATTGTGTAGTATTTGAGCTTGGAGCTGAAGTTAAAGAGATAGCCGTTCCCGCTGTAGCATTAGCAGCGGTTGTCGCTAATTTAAGTGTATTGCTATCTGCTGCTATTGCAAAATATAAACTTGAGATATTTAATCCCCCAATAACATTAGATGCTGCATAATAATAAACGGGATCCCCAGTTGATAAACCATGAGAAGCAGAAGTAATTGTGTTATTTGTTGTGCTTACAATAGTTGCATTTGATACAAAAGAAATTTGTTGTTGAATAATATTTTTAGTCGTATCTGATTTACCACCTAAAATATGTCTGTGCCAGGCTACGACATTTTCTAATCTATTATAAGTTAAGCCAGATAATACGCCATCTGTTCTTGCAGCCCATACAACAGAATAAGGTTCTTGTTGGTAATCCATTTGAACAATACCCGTGTCGGAAATATGATCTGCTAAAATTGTTAAATCGGGAGCAACATAACCATCCGTGTTAAAGTTATAAGCTAGCTCTCTAATTTTTCTTTTTGCACGTTGTAAAAAAATAGTTGCATTACCAATAGACAAAGCATCAACACCCGCTGAACCATAGTTAGATTGTTTTCTAATATTAATATTTGATGGAGTGATTGCATCTTGTGATGTGCCAGATGACACCGCATACTCTCCACCCGTTGTCATACAGATTAAAGTTCTAGTAGCTTTTAAAGATTTAATGGCATTAACTTGATTGGCTGCAATCGTATAGATCATGGCACTATCAGCATCAGTTCCCAATGTCATATTTTCGTAATCTCCAGACTTTGAAAAAAACATAGTTTGAGGTTGATCGTTTGTTGCAGCAAATACTAATCTTTGTTCAAAAAATGATACGCAAGAAGGATGACCCGTAGTATTTGAAAATGCACCAAGTTGAAAAGCAGCTATTGCATTATCGTTAGTAAATGCAGTTAAGATTGTAGCAACGGCTACTGTTGCATTTGTTCTAGCTGTAATTATTGCAGTACCACCATTAAATTTTACTATTCTACCAACATCTGTTGCAAGCCAACCGACACTACCATTAACACCAGTTGTAGCAGATAGAGTTAAATTTTTACCAGTTGCTGCCGCTGCTTGTTGAGGAGTTATAGTTGTTGCTGTAGTGTTAGCGTCAAGATATGGCCCCTTGTCGCCAAAATCAACTTCATCTAAACTCCATGAAGTGTGACCCGTTCTTGATAATTTTTCAACTTCGTGAGAAGGATGGCAGATATACATAACGTCTGCGGATTGTGCAAATTTTAAATCAAACAGTTGTGCAGTTGTAAATTCTGTTGTGATTTGATAAATTCTGTTTGCAATACCATCTGATCCATAAGCTGTAAAATTAGTTGTATTAACATTAGTTCCATCAATGTCTGTTAATTGAAAAGTATTAGTTGCTTTGTTTGCAACTTTAAAAGTTTTATTATTAACTTCTGTCATTCCTACAACACCAGAAATATTTACAAAATCTCCATTAGCATAACCATGTCCATTAGATGTAACTACTCCAGGGTTAGCTTTAGTAATTGCAGAAATAACTTTATTCCCTTCTGTAATTTGTCCGCTATCTTTAAAAAATCTAATATAAAGATTACCAAATTCTAAAATATAAGTTTGTTCAGTTGAAAATGTAAAAGGAATTAATCTTGTTTTTGCAGATGAGGTTTTTATTTCAGATACAAATTGTGTGCCTGGTCGTCTCGTTACTGGCCCGTGAGGTAACACAACAAAATTTTCAATATTTCTTGCACCATTAAAATACTTGGCAAAATCTGTTCTACCCTCCATAGAGGATGAAAGCTCCCCAGCCGTGAAGCTCGGTATGCTTAAAAGTTGTTTTGGCATAATTACAATCTACTGTTTAAGAAATCTTCTGTTATTACTTGATCTGTATTACCTAATGTTGGATCTGTGTTGTATCCTTCACTAGCGTCTGTATGTCTTGCTTCTGATAATTTTAAACCATATTTTTCTGTCATAAGTTTTGTAACTTGTAAATTAGA